TGAAGAAAAGCACACAAAAACAACGGGAACAACTCATGCGGTTATTGAAAGAGGATAAGTTAGGTGCTAGGAGCATTGATACAATCAAACCCTCTGACGCTAAAGAATGGGCGTTACGCATGAAAGACAAAGGCTTTTCCTACAATACCATTAACAACCATAAACGCTCGTTAAAAGCGTCATTCTATATTGCTATACAAGACGATTGCGTAAGGAAAAATCCCTTTGATTTCAAGTTAAGTGAAGTTCTAGAAAATGATACCAAAGAGAAAGTCGCATTGATAGAGGAACAGGAACAAGCCTTATTGTCATTTATCAAGACGGACAATGTGTATCATAAGCATTATGATGATGTGCTGATATTATTAAAAACAGGACTTCGTATCTCGGAACTGTGCGGACTGACAGTAGCCGATATTGATTTCAAGAATGAAGTTGTGATTATCGACCACCAGTTATTAAAGAGTAAGGAACAAGGCTATTATATTGAAACGCCTAAAACAAAAAGCGGAATAAGGCAAGTGCCATTAAGCAGAGAAACGATACAGGCATTTCAAAGGGTTATGAAGAAACGCCCAAAGGCAGAACCATTTGTGATAGACGGACGGAGCAATTTTCTGTTTGTCAATCAGAAAGGCAAGCCGAAAGTTGCCATTGATTACAACGCCTTATTTATCCGTATGGTAAAGAAATACAACAAGCACCACAAGGACAATCCCTTGCCACATATCACACCGCATACGCTACGCCATACATTCTGCACAAGACTGGCAAGCAAGAACATGAACCCAAAAGATTTACAGTATATCATGGGACATTCAAACATTAGTATCACAATGAACTGGTACGCTCATGCGTCCATAGATACCGCAAAATCAGAGGTTCAGCGTCTAATCGCATAGAAGTATTTACCACGATTTTAACCACGCTTGATAGCGAAAATATAAGAAGATAGACCTAGATATGTGAGGTTTACCACAAAAGCAAAATGCCCGTAGAGCCGATAAAATAAGGCTTTGCGGACATTTAAGAAGATATAAAAAGATAGTTAAAAAGATATATATAATTTACTATTTAAATGTTTAATGGTAATGGTGGAATCCCAGAGAAGATAACAGTCGTTGAAATCAAGGGAGATTCTGTTACATTCATCAGAGGACATTATACTGAAGCGGATTTTGCAGAAAGAGGAAATACAGTAGATGAAGCTATTTATAATATGTGCCTTCAGAAAAGTAAGTGTAATGAAAAAGATATTTTGCGGACAATCACACCAGGACAGAAACAGCTTCTTGATAAAGAGGACAGAAAAATTAAATCTCTAATTGAGAGTGCGGATAAAGCCTTAGAAGAATTTAAAGATTGATTTTAGCAGTATACAAAAAAGGACAGGTTCTACAATGAGCCTGTCCGTTAATTGCTTGTTTCATATCTGGAAATTTATGGCAAAAAAATAACAGATTTTTCCCAGAAATCTGTTGACAAAAATAATCAGATATGTTACGATACAGAGTGGGACTATATCTCTTACTTATACCACATCTATTCCCAGTAGATGAAGTTTAGATTTGTTCCAATACCAAAATTAGTAACCCGTAAACGAGTACACTTTTAAGTTGTGTCATAAAACTTAACACATATGAGATTATATAACATTTGACTTCATTTGTCAATGGTACATTTTAGCATTTTTCAAGTTTTATTTAATCTTTTGCCGATTCCGGCGAAATTCCCAACTTTTTACAATTGAATACTGGTGTACTTTGCTTTTTAGAAAGAAAAGGTGACTTTTTATTAGTAACGTAGAACAACTGAATATTTTAAGGCACTATTTTAATCTGATGTATCCCAGTACATTCAGAGAGAAAGAATACGTGCGCTTAATTGCCTTGCGAAGAGACTTACACGGTCGTGTGGTGTCCACTAAGGTTGAGTTCGTAAAGACGTTTGAGGACTATGCAGCGTTCATCCAGAAGTACCGCTATACTCACGATGTTTACAACCAACTTGCAACCAACAGAGGGAAAGAGAATGGGACTAAGACTACGCAGAGACAGAGGAAAGTTCTCTATCTGGACTTTGATCAGAAAGATTTTCCAGACCTTCACGATGCGTCAGACTTCACTAAATGGATTCACAACAAGCTGCCGAAGCTATATCTTCACGCTTGTGTAGCCAGTGGACATGGATTCCACTTTTATGTCTCTATTAAGCCAACCTGTAAGCTCAATGAGGTGTGGGACTTAAATAAGGAACTTGTATCAATTTTGGACGCTGATCCGCAAGCTGCATCACCAACTCAAATATCAAGACCACCTTGTACCTATAATCATAAACAGGCTGATGGCAGTTACGATTATGAGAATCGTGATAACTGGGCGTATGTCAAGATGGTAAATAATTCCTATATGGTTGGGAGCAAGTTTAAGCAATTTGATTTGTCCTATATCCGTAGACAAATGGATTATTTCACGGAAACACAGGAAACTGCCAAAATCTTAGATAAAGTGGACTGGAACTATGAAGCACTGGATGATTACCCATGCTATTTGTGCATCCAAAAGGTCATGAATGAAGGAGCTGACGAGGGACAGCGTAACTTCTGGCATGGAAGAATCGTAAAAATGCTTCAGATGGACGGATATACGAAGTCAAAGATTCATACCTTATGCCAGGAATACAACACAAAATGCAGACCACCAAAGGATAAAAAGGTGATTGAGGAAGATACAGATCGCTTTCTGAATACAGATTATAAGCTCTTAGGATGCTATGAGTCATTTCCTGAAGGTGATAAGCATAGAGCGTGGATTCAGAATCAGTGCGATAAGGCTTACTGCGGAACTTACCATAATGGAGCGAAGCTGTCATTAGAAAAAGCAGATGCAGCGAGAATCAATAAAAAAATATTATTGAACAAGGATTTGAGAACAATGACAGGGAATGAATATCTGATTATTACTTTATTGGATGTATACAAGGACTCATTTGGACGTAGAGGATTCAGAGTTAGGAACCTGAAAGAGCTTTTGTATTCATCCGTGAAAAAGAAACAATGTATCGCAGATCGACTTCTGAAAACTCTGCTTTTGGAACTAGAAGCAAAAAAATGGATTGAAATGATTCCTGATCCGAAGCAGCCGAAGAAGTTTCAAGAGTGCAGACTGAAACTTGCTAGAAGATTAAAGGAATTTCAACAAGGATACATTGAGTTCTATTTCTCGATAGCTGGTGCATTGATTGATGGAAAAATCACACAAGCTGAGTACATTGTGTTTATTACACTGGTACGAAATCTGTCAAATGGTAAATCCGTAACATATGACCAGTTAGCAGATGATTTGAATATGGATAAGCATAATATTAGGAAATATATCAAAAAGCTACATACGGAAAGATGTTTGATTGTAAAGAAAGAATATTCAGATAAAGGATTTGAGTATAACAAGTATATCTTTGTAAGTCCAGAGTCATTTAAGGATGAGTTTACTAATGATGATATACCAGTTAATACAGATGATGTAGTTATACAGATGAATAATGAACTAGAGATTGAATTATTAGCTTAGAGATAGAGAGTGTGTATGTGTAGAGATTGGATTGGAATGAGATTTAGAGTGATGGGTGAGAGAGAATATCTACGTGAGGTGTCCCCACCCCCCACACTCATTCCCTACGGTCATTCATATTATACATTTGTATACAATAGGGGTAATTTTAAGCAGATTTTGAAAACAGTAAAATCTCTGAATGCCTTGTTATATAAGGGTATTAATGGTGTTGGAAAGAAAAAATAGCATACGAAATCCAGGGGTAATTTTGAACAGATTTTTGATGTGAAAAAATGCTAAATAGTCAATATTTGCAAGGGTTTCAGCGATTTTAATAGTGTGCGTTTTCGTTTTGTAAATAAAGGAGAATTTTTTTGAAAGATACAATTGTAGAATTAAGAGCAGCGATAAAGGATTTGCCAGTAGAAGAGATTCGTGAAAAATTAGGCAGCCTGAAGAAATCAGAACTGATGCGAAGCATTATCATGAATGAGAAAGAGTTCTGTACCTGTAGATATGAGAGATCACAGAGAAACTTTTGGTATGCGGTTGTAAAACCTACGCTGGATAAGTTGGGACTGCTCACGGCTGAAGATGATACAGAAGAAGCACTGACAGGATGGGACAAAGTGTTGTCGAAGTACCTAACTGAACTTGTGAAGCAAGGAAAACTTACATACCGTGACATTATGATTTGTGATGAGAGTAGAAATTATAACGTTCCAGATAGATATAGCTTCAGCCCGTATAAAAACATTGTGGTGTGTTGCGAGAAAGATACCATCTTCCAATTCATTCGTGATATTAGTGAACTTTTAGGATGTTCCGCAATATCCTCAAAAGGTTTGTGTGCTTTTGGTGCTATGGAAACACTTTTGAGAAAAATCCGTGATAATTCGGAGAATGAAATAAAAGAGCTGGTATTTCTGATTATGAGTGACTATGATCCAACGGGTTATTCAATCGCCAACACATTTAAGGTACAGGCTGAGATTATGGCGAAACAGTTGGGGATGAATGTGAGAGTTATTGCTAAACGAATTGGAATCGTACCAGATCAGTTATCTGAAGAAGAATTAAAAAATAATATGTACTCTCCCAAGAAAAAAGGTCTGGATTCCTGGATGAAAGAAACGAATGGGATTAATGGTCTGGAAAAAGGATTAGAGTTGGATGCACTCACACCTGAGAGAATCAGAGAGATTTTTGCAGACGAATTGAAGAAATATATTAGCGATGATTCGTATGTCGAAAATTGTAAAAGTAACTATTTATGGAGTGCAATAAGATCAGAGACAGATAAGTATGTGGATGGAATTATTTCAAAAATATACTTGGACTTACGAGACAAGGTAACTGCAATACCACCAGATATGATGCAGCTTGTCAAGAATGGAGAGACACATATACCACTGGATAGTATCTGTTCCATCAACGCTGACATTGAAACTTGTGTAAAGAATTATTTTGAATAAAGGAGAAATTTAATATGGAAAATACTGGAAAAAAATACAATGATATGCTTATTAGAAACTTTGATGCGTCTTATCTTTACTGGCAGATTAAAGATGATGCACTGATTTCTGAGTATCTGTATGCGAAAAAACAACTAAATGAGACAAGTACGCCGGAGCTGAAACAAAAGGTTGAGTCCTTGCACAACCAGATTTGGAGTTTCAGGAAAGATATTACGTTGCCGAAGAAGGATACAAGGTATTTATACTCTGGAACAATCACAGATAGCCTTATGTCCCGTCATTTACGGAGACTGGTAAAAGATTCCAGTGACGCTATTAGAACTGTCTCAGGCGTGGATTATACGGATGTGATCATAAACATTAAGTTTAAGTCAGATGTATATATAAAGACAGATGAGAACAAAAATATCTATAATAAAGAAACAGGACTTGTTGAACAGTTGGATGAGAAAAAGAGCAAACGTTTAATCACTAAAACGGAGTTAAGGAAGATGGCGTATGCCGATGGAGTGACCATTAATGGAATACATTATGTAAACTTCCAGAGAACGTCCTCAAAGGCAAGAACTGGAAATTGTCTCTTTATTGATGAAAAATATTTTGCCGAAATGGAAAAGTGGCAGACTCTAGGGATTCCGTTCAGAGAGAAGTTTGCGAAAGATGAAAAGATTGATATTGTGAGTACACGAAGCTATGAGAGCTTGACTTCCAGTTCCATCATAGGAACACTTGACATTGATCCAAACTCAATCCTACTGATTGATGAAGCAGATGGAACACATACAATGCCATGTAATGTAGTTACGCTTGATGCAGAGACAAAAAGGTTGCAAGTCACAAAACAGGACTATGAGAAACATATTGACCTCTGGGATGGACAATCTCTTGCAGATGAATCTATCTTTAACACTGGAAAATATATTGATAGAAATGGTGAGGAACACAGTTATAAGGATAAGGGATTTTTACTTTTGAGGAATCACTTTTTCAAGAGTGCTATCTTTAACACAAAACTTCAGGAATATTACCATGAAAAGTTTGCCGGTGTAGATAATCCTGTAATTTATGACAGATTTGGAAATGCTTTCGATCCGTATGAAGTAAAGATTGTTACCACGAAAAATAGTGTAAAGATTCTGAAATTTGCCGATGTAATTGTTGAACACATGGTTTTAGAGGATAAAAAGAACAGATTAAGGGAACTTGAAGCTGATCCACGCTTACAGGAGCTTAAAGAGGAGTGTACCAGAATCAACAATAGAGCTACGGCAGCTAAGAGAAAGCATACTATCCTATCAAATAAAGGTGCATCCACAGAAGAAATTGCAGAAGTAGAGCTGGAAGAACAAAAAGCTATTGCAGATCAAAAAAATCTTCTTCCTGAACTTGAAAAAGAGATTAAGAAACTGGAAAAGCCTATTAAATTTGAGAAGGAGAGATTGACCTGGGACTGGTACAGAGAGAAGTTGGTTGAAGATAAACAGTTATTCGGAGTCTGCAAGTACGAGAAAACTTCTAAATTTGGTGATCGTCAACAGCTCTGGTATCAGGTGTTGGACACATTAAATTTAACTGAAGAACAGCTCTGGAAAATCGTGGAACCACAGGTACATGAGATTAATCTCATGAAAAAATATCCAGCGTTCCTGAAGCATGGTTTGAACACAAAGGCTGCGGATACGGATAACATTGGAACAAGAATGATGAAAGAGCTTCTTCAGATCAACGAGAATATTACACGAACAACATGGTACACAAATTATAGAAGAACATTCTTGAACAGTATTCTTGACAGGTTGTATCAAGGAAAAATTCAGTTAAATAATTCTGATTTCTGTACATTGGTTGCGAACCCATATGAGATGTTGAGAGCATCCACAGGTGAAAAAATTGAGACAAGTATCCTATCAGATTTTCAATGCTATTGTAAAAGATATTCAGATGGTGAAGAACTGTATGGCTTCAGATCACCACACATTGCAGTTGGAGAGAATGCAATCCTGAAGAATACATACCGTCCAGAGTGGAAGTGGTTCAACTTCACTGATAGAATCTTAGTTATTAATCTGTGGGGAAAAGGTTGTTTCCTGTCGGACATTTGGCAAGGATCTGATCAGGATAGTGACGTAGCCTATATTGGTAATGACCCTGTAATCTTAGAAGCTACAAAGGAAACTGTAAATTCTGGAAAATATCTTATTCCCATCAACGGGCTTTCACCTGAAAATGATCCTAAAAACTATACAAATGAAGAGATGGCATCCATTGACGGTAAGTTAGCAAATGACTTTATCGGAAAGATTTGTAACCTTGCAAGAGATTTACAGTGCTTTTATTGGCATCTGTATAATACTGGCACAGAGCAGAACAAAGAAAAGTATCTGTCACAGATTTATGATGATATTTCAATCCTTGGAAGTGCATCGGGTATCGCCATTGACAGCGCAAAAAGACGCTACAAGGGTGTAAATCTTGCAACAGAACTTAGTGAGATAAGAAAGCGTCCGTATCTACAGGCTGAAGGTGCAGTATTACGGGATGATGGAACGTTAGTCATTACTGAACAGAGGTATAAAAAAACGGTGTCGGAGTCAACCATCAGTGAATACAAGGAACTTGTGCAGCGTAGGAATGAAGCAACGACTGAAGCAGAAATTCAAGAACTCACAGAAGAAATTGACAATCTTTTCCTGAAGGTTAATCCAGATCAATACATGGTGCGACCGCAGTTCACCAAAGGGTTGAAGTCTACTCCGAAGAAGAAAAAGAAACACTTTACAGATGAAAAAGAAAAAGAGCTTCATCGGCAGAAACAAATTCTTCTGGCACAGGAGAGAAAAGCGTTAGAAGAAAAAATCTACATTCCATTGGAGTGTACGATGGATAAATTGGCGACTGTTATCAAGGATCATCTGGAACGTGCGGAAAGAACAAAAATGATCACATTTGTTGATATTTTGAATCCAATTCCGAAAGGAACGAAAGCGGATTATAACAGAATAGAAGCAATCAAAAAGATTGGATTAGAGTGGAATAATCGTCTGAATCAGGTTTATGCTAAATATGCCAGTGGTGATATTACCGCAGAAGAAATGTTTGAGTTAAAACAAAATCTGATACAGAATGCCTTGAATGAAATTCGGTATTCAGATGTGAACCAGACCATTGAGCGAAAGATTACGACTTGGGATATTCAGAAATTAATTCGTGATATATTTGACGTTCACCCACGCAAGGACAAACATGGTAAAATTATAAAAGATGAAAAGGGGAAAATTGTTCTGGATGATAAGAGGGATAAGCGACTTATCGGTGATAAGAAGAAGCACTGTCTAGGTCAGACTTTATTACAGTGGATATACGAAATTTATCCAAAAGAGTTTCTTGCAGCGATTAAAAGCAACCCAGGAACAGTGACGTATCTGGAAGAAGTCACAGAAAATGAGACAAGTTCCAAAACATCTGTGAAGAGTCTGAAAGACTTGAATCAACTGCTTACAAGGGACGAAATTCATGAATTATATGGAAAAAAATACCAGATAAAAACAAAAGTTGTACAATAATTCTTGAACAGTGTATGGGGTATTTGGTGCGCTAAGTACCCCTTAAAGAAAATTCCCCAAGTGCCAAAAATTGATATTGATAATATACAATAATATCATGATAAAAACAGAATGATGATATTTTGACATATTGCACTATATGGTATATAAAAATAATAATTATATCACTTATTAAATAAAAAGTCAAGTGATAAATTATAAAAACTGTTTGTTTTGTGCAACGTAATTTAGAAAGGTGGACAAAATGTCACAGGAAGAATTAAGAGATAGACTTTTAGCTCTCATTAAGAGTGAGGGTATCAATCAGAAGTTTATTGCAAGACAAACACGCATTAGCGAGGGATTATTGTCTCGATTCAAGAATAATAAGGCAGAGCTGCGTTTACTTGATAGGGAGTCCCTTGATAAATTCCTTCAGTTGAAGGGTTATTAATTTTGGTATCAGTGTCAGGTGGTAATAGTCTTTCATTAGACAGAAGTCCGCTTGATATGAGATATATATTTGTAATGGAAGATTATTGAAAAATAGTACGAAATTGCAAAGTTTTCAGTATAAGGCATTATCGGAGACTCCTTTTGAAGTTCATAATGTCTTTAATTTCCGTATTAATTAAATTTATCGTTTAATTTACGAAAATAATCATTTGTGTTAAATTCGATTTTTTGTTTTAACAAAACAGGTTTTTGGTGGGGTTCCCTGACCTCCTTTAATCACTAAAAAAATCCCACCCATTTTATGATTATTATTACTTCAGATGGAAGTTAAATATATTTTTTGTGTAGAAAAAATAATGGGTTCGTGTGAGCAACGACTGAGGGGCGAAGCACGAAAACAGGAAACGGAGATGTAAAATTATGGAAAACATAGAAACAACAGTTGTAGATACAGAAGTCAAAGATGGGGCATCCGCAGCGGATGAAACTACCAGAGAGGATGTAGATACAGTTACAATGTCAAAAACTGACTATGATAAAGCGATTCAGTCTGCCGAAGATAAAATCCGTGGTCATTATTCAAAAGAGATTAAAGACCTGAAGGACAAGATCAAGGAGCTGACACCTGTAGAGAAGTCTCAGGCTGAGATTGATTTGGAGAATCGTATCGCTGCCCTGGAAGAGTCTGAGAGGATTGTTGCATCTCAAAAGAAGAGACTTGAATTTCAGGAAAATCTTACCAATAAAGGATTAGATAAATCTCTGGTGGATTTCCTAAAGGAAGATACAGATATAGACGCTTTAGTATCCGTAGTGGATGGGATTGTAAAATCCAGAATGAAATCTACAGGGTATGTACCCTCAGAACATTCTTCAGATGATAAAATTACACCTGAAGAATTTAATAAAATGTCATATTCACAGAAGCTAAATGTAATGCAGAGTCAACCTGAATTATACAAGCGACTGATGGCGAATAGACGATAATATTTTACACGTGTTTTAAGACCTGTCATTTTGATGGGTCTTTTTTATTTTAATTTTTTGAGAAAGCGAGGAATTTAATTATGGCTATTGTAGTTCCAGAATTATTTGCAGATGCGGCGAACGCTGCTATGGATCATCATATGAGAATTGGAAAGGTTGCATTTGATGCGACTCCTTTAGTACCTGATATTACGACATGTGGTTCAAAAATTCATTTCCCTACGATTGATCGTGTCGCAACAGGTACAACTATGACAAAAGGTGTAGACCTTGTACCGGCAGAACTAAGCATGACCGACAATGAAGCGGAAATCAAACAGGTTGGTTCCGCAGTTAGAGTATATGACAAAGATGCAATTCAGGTCAAAGGTGCAGTTATTGATTCACTTGCCACACAAATTGGTGAAGCTATGGCAGATGCAGTTGATAAATCTCTGATCGCAGAGATGGATGGAAATGCCGTCTATAAAGTAGCTACCACAAATGCGGACGAAATCGGATTTACAGAAATTGAAGCCGGTTTTGATGTGTTTGGTGATGATGTTGATTTATCCAATTATCAAATTATCATCAATTCCAGACTAAGAAAATCTTTTACACTTATGGATCAGTTTGTAAAAGAAGACTATACATTTGCCCGTAGTCAAAATGGTGTAGGTGATTCTGATGGTGTTCTAGGTTATTACTTAGGAGCAGTTAAGGTTATTGTGTGTGACAATGATACTTATGATTCTACTAAGAATGAGTGCAAGACTTACATTGTAAAGAATGGCTCTCTGGGAATTATCACACAGAAAGCAGCTTCTACAGAAGAACAGAGAGAGTCCCTGAAGAAAGCAACTGTTATTTCCGCTGATGAGCTTTATGCTACAAAACTGCTTAATGCAAAAGGTGTATGTATTCTGAGAAAAACTATCGCTTAATAAGCAAGAATGGATATAGATTCCAGAATCTATGTTTTTTCATATAACAAGATGGGGTGTGATATTGTGGTGTATCACATATTGCACCCTATTCTTTTAAGGCAATTTTTATTTTGGCAATTATTGGAAAGGATAAAATTCATGTTAAATGCAAGAGATTTAAAGGAATATAGGATCAGACGAGGATTTTCTCAGAGGGATGTTTCAATGTATTGTAACCTTACTTATCGTGCAATCGGTATGATCGAGAATGGCGAGAGAGGTTTATCTGAAGAAAGCTACAGGGAAATCGTCCAGGGCATTAATGCAGCGACTATGGCAAGGACGCAAGGGACATTCGATGAAGATAAGAAAAAATTTAATGAGAAAGAAAATGCGTATGAACGGGAGCGAGTGAGAAAAGCGACTGAAAAGAAAGCTACGCAGACTAAGAGAAAAAGCACGAAACCGACTTCCAGTAAAACGGTGAGAGCTGAAAAATAGAAGGAGGACGAAGTGTTGAGATGTATTTTTGATGTAATCGTGGGTACTTACATAGTCTGGACACGATTACGAAAATGGAATTTGACAGAAATAAGAGCCTTGTTAAACAGGAGTTGTTGAACAGTCTGCCGGAGTGGTGGACAGAAATAAATCCAGAGGATTACTATTTAGTGCTTACTGATGATGTGGATTCACTCTTCAGTTGCAAGCGATTAAACACCCTATTTGGAGTAGAAATAGGTGGATTTTATGATTTTAATAGTGGTCTTTGGCTCAATGAAGAAAAAGTCGACTACGGGTGGAAAACACCTATCTTTGTTGACCTCTCAGTAGGTCAGAATCAATTATGTTTTGATAATCACAGAACATTTCTAAATAACCCATACAGGGTTAATCCAAACAATTTTCACAATGGAAGATTTAATGAAAAATATAATTTCGGTACGTTAGCTTTAGTGTGCGCTTTATATGGCGGTGTAGAGCAGATGGACGAAGAACTAAGGACGATGATACTTGCAGTTGATGGCGGTTTCATCGGATACTACAACAAAGGTGGGAAATATTCTCACATAAATTTATATTGGCTAGAACAGTTAGGACTTACAGAATATCTTTTACCTATTCTGAAGGAACATGATATGAAGTATTTTCAGGACTTCTCAATTGAGCATGGTCTTTACGATAAAATTACTATTTCAGAGGATGGATATTTAGATTCGCCTACATATGAGGTGCCAGATTGTAAATTTGAGCTGGTGCAACCAATTAAAAAGGTATTTACGTCTGCCTATGACGCAAGGCAGCGTGTAAAAAATAATGAAAAAATTATAGTCTCTGCCGAGACTTATCAGGATCAGTACGTCCTGAATATCGCAGTTTAAGCGAAATATAGGAGAATAAGGAGATTAATTATAATGACAAAGGTTGAATATACAAAATTCAAGGAAAATTTAAAGAAGAGATTTTACTGGTGCTATTCCACTGGTGAGAAAAAGTATCTCACTGAAAAAGGATACAAGTATTTATTCCGTTGTACCCATTTTGAAACGGGAAACTTCTTCTGGGTCTATGATATTTCAGATGCACTTATGGAAGATGTAAAAATCTGGAAATCACAATACCAGAAAGAGAAAGTGAGTGAAGCAGTGGTTGAATGGCAGTCTCACATCTGAAGAGATTTATGATCGTTACGGTCATGGACTTTCTGAAGAAAAAATTATGTCATTATATACATACGAAGCTGGGGAACTGTCAAAGGAAAAATATAGTGGTAAGGAATATACGGTCACATATGATCCGCTTACTGCATATGCCCTTCGACAAAAGTACCCAGTTGTCGTATGGGGGAAAATATATAGAAAGAAGAGAGCTTTTGTGTTCCGAAAATCAAGACCTAAGATGTTAGAATTTTGATTTTTTGAACACGTATTATAGAAAAATAAAGGAAAAAATTAACATGGAATATAAGAATTATAACAAACGTCCCAACAAGAAGAACTATATGGGATATGTAACACGATGGAATAAGCGAGGATACGGATTTGTCCGCTGCTATGATGATGGAGAGACTTATTATTGTAGCCAAAAGGCCGTATCTGGTACAAGGTTCGATTGTAAATTTCCAGATCGGACACGGAGTTGACAGGGACGGAGAACCTATGAGTTATGCCTATAATCTTCTGATGGTGGAAGAATGGGAACCTATAGAGAAAAAGCAGAGAAAAAAGGGAAAGAAGAGGAAGAAATAAGTTGATAAAAAAAGATAATATTTATTGGAGAAATAATTTTTTGCTTCAAATTACGGGAAAATGCAATTTGAATTGTGCGCATTGCTTTGAAAATGGTTCGCAAAATATTGAAATGTCTACAGAAATAATGGATAGGTTATTAGATTTTTCTGATAAATTCGATGATATTATTTTTAGTGGTGGAGAGCCTACTCTTGCATTGGATAAAATGCAATATTTTTTAAATGAATGTAAAAGAAGAAATAAAAAAATATATAGGATAGATGTTTTTACAAATGGAACTGGGTTTAATCAAGAGTTTTATAATATTCTTTTGGGATACAAGAGATATATTAGATTGTGCTTAGAAGAATATGTAGGAAAATCTGTAAATGATGAATGTGCTAGAATGCACGTAAATGTTCATTTATCACATGATAAATACCATAACATGAATGTAAATGTTTTATATAAGAAAGCTATAGAGTTAAACTTTCATAAAGTATCATTAATAGCTGTTGAAACAGGGGGAAACGTGGTTCTGCGAACAGGTAGAGGAAAAGAAATAGGTATTGGAAGAATTGAAGAATTTAAAGTAGGTAAAATTGGTGTATCACATCGAAATTCATACTGTCCGTTTGCAGAATATCTGTGTAAGACTGAAAAAGATCCTGCGGTTATGTGCAAGATGGAAGTTGACTACAATGGAAATTTATATGCCAATGGATATCCTAAAAGTAAACATATTATTTGCAATATTATGAATACAGAATCCATTTTAGATGCTATAGATATATGGAATAACAAAAATCCTCTACATTGTCTTGAAGCTGAAAAAATAAATAAAAAAATAAGAGATGAAAAAGTCGATGTAGGTAAAGAAATGGAAAAAGAAGTTGATATGTTTTGCGATTTAGTTAAGTGTAATAAAGATTTAGAAACATTAGAAATAGAAGAAGCAACTACGCAAAAAGTATATCAAATGTATGGAGATACAGAGGAAGAAGTTTATTCAAAACTGAAAGAAATAGATGGTCAAAATAATTTGGATGAATTTTTATGGAATTACAAATACGGAAAATATTCTGATATTCATTTACTTTATCCAGAATTAGGCTATGAAGAATGTAAAGAATTAGCTGTATTATCATCTGAAAAAATACAGAATAGAAAAAGAATTTTATCATTAAAATATGAGAATTTTATGAGAGAAGTCGAACAAGAAATTAAATTCAGAAATCGGACTCTACAAGAGAAAAAACTTTGCTATGGTGCAATAAAAAGAAAATATGATTCGGGAACTGATCCAGAAATGTTATGCCAAGTATTGAATGAAATGTTTAATGATAATATGAGCGTTCAAGAATTTGTTGACAGTATGCAGTGCTATGAAGAATTTACTGAAGCAACAAAAGTAAATGGCTTGTGCTACTGGTTTAAATGTAGAATCATTTCTGTTTGAGGATATACTACTTCATTATTTGGCATACTGTACTTTTGTAGAAAATAATCTGAGTGATAAGATGGATGATGATATGGTAAAAGGTATAGTGAATGTAGCCAGGAAATATAAATCCTTTTTTGAAGATTTATTATCTGTAGATGCACTATTATTTTCAATCCAAAACAGTAAAGATCAGAGATTGGGGCGTGAAGCTACATTTTCTGATGAAGAGTTGAAAGATGCAATGGAACGACTCAATAATGATTTGTTATTGAGATTGAAGTATATAAAACTTTGTTACATACTTCAGAGTTTGAATAAATGATACAAAGGAAGTGAAAAGATGGCGAATAAAAATGCAAATGGTAGTGGCAAGCCAGTCTGTACGGAAACTTCCATCTACCAAACCTTAAAGGCAATGCTTCACACGGATACAAAAGTTTACTATGTGATGTGGAAGTATTGTCCCGAATATCTGAAGGATCATGAAAGTGACCCCATTAGGACATTTGACGATCTGAAGAATAGATACAGGGTTTTCAGTGATACGATCACAGAAAAAACCTGTGAAAAATATATGCTCGAAGAGGGCGTACAGAATGCGGTACTATGGGTACTGAAGCGGTTACACCAGAAGAAGCAGATAGAGTTATACAATGCTTATTATGAAAAAGCACTGGGCGGTGATGTTCAGGCTTTTAAAGCATTTGAGGATTTTTCCGATAAGTTCTTTGCGGAAAATAAAGAAAATGGTCTTGTTGCACTTTTGAACAATGTTTCAGAGGAAGATTTAGAAGATAAAGAGGATTATTCCTATACATACACAGAATGACAGTGAGAACAAACAGTTTTATGAATACTTATATACCAAACACAGTGGATTCGGATTCACTGAGCAACAGGGCTTAGATATTTTGAAAAAATTATATCCAGAAGTACGGCATATCAAGGTGATATACAGTGTTCCTGGCGAAGCATATTTTGTATTAACACACTAGAGGTTGCATGAGTCATATCATGCAGCCTTTTTTATTTTTGATTAAAGAGGTGAAGCACATGACAAGAGAAGAAAAGTTAAAAAAGATAGTCGCTGATCCTGTCTTGTGGTGTCGCTACTTTGTTCGTATCGTTGACAAGACAGGAAGAAAGGTAAGATTTGAGCCAACTTATCACCAGAAATTATTAGCGAAAAATTTTGAAAAATTTAATATTGTGGCTAAGTCAAGACAGTTGGGAATCACAAGTTGGGCGATAGCCTACTCATTATACTTAGCTCACACAAGACCTGACACAGTATGTATGTTGATGAGCTATTCTCTGGATACTGTTGATATTGTCTTTAAGAAACTGAAAGCTATGTATGATGATCTTGATCCATCCGTAAAAATTAAAGATGTAGCAAATAATAGGAAAGAGCTGATTTTGGAAAATAGAAGCCGTATTGTATGTTGCGTATGCGGTAGCAAAGATCAGGGAAGAGGTGCCACAATCCGCTACGCGCATTTGACAGAAGTAAGTTCGATGGATGATGAAAAATTAAAGAATCAGTTAGTGGCTATAGAAGCTGCACTACGTCCTGATGGTCAAATTGTACTTGAATCAACGTCAAAGGGAATGAATTATTGGTATGAGTTATGGCAAAAAGCCGTATACCATGAATCACAGTATAAACCATTTTTCTTTAGCTGGTTGGATGATAAGAGACAGTTTATTCAGGAATACGAACAGAATACAGAAATCTATTTCAATCGCTATGGGAAATATCTGGATTTTGAAGAACTGGATGAAGAAGAAAATTCCTTATTCTATAAAATGGACGGGAATAATAACCCCCTGGCTATGAAAAAACTTATGTGGCGAAGAATGAAAATTGCCAATATTGGTATTGAGAAGTTCCGGCAAGAATACCCAACAACTGCATCGGAGAGCTTTCTGGTAAGCGGAAATAATGTATTTTCTCTGGAAAAGATTCAAGCCAGAACAAACAATATCTATGATAGCAAGCCATTATCGCAGAAAAATATAAAGAATCTGTCGCCATTAATGAAGAAGTGGAAAAAGGACTGGGATATGTGGCGTGAGCCTAAATCAAAAGAACGCTTTTATGCCGGTGTAGATACAGGTGAGGGAATCGGTTCAGATAATAGTGTGATAGAGATTGTTGATCAGAATGGTATTCAAGTGTTTGAATTTGCATCAAACAAAATTAAGCCCTATGAGTTCGCTGATCTGGTCAGAGAAGTTGGAAATTATTACGGGACTGCCCTTCTGGTTGTCGAAAAGCTCTCAGCCGGACATACAGTCGTGGACAAGCTCTACGATGGATCACACAGATACATACGATTATACAAGTATAAAGAATATGATGCAAAAGGAAAAGCAAGAAAGAAGCCAGGATTCCAGACATCATCTAAGAGTAGACCTATTATCATTAACAGATTTGTGGAAATGTTTGAGACAGGACAGATTCTATTAAATAGTAAGAAGTTACTTGATGAAATGAAGTCATTCCAATTGGACGATACTGGCAAGCAACAGGCGGTAAAAGGTGCAAAGGATGATAGAGTTATGGCTTTTGCTATGGCTCTGGAAGGACTGGCAAACGGCATCTGGTATATTTAATGAACAGTATTTATGATAAATAAAAAATTGAAAGGAACTTAAATGGAATATAAAGATTATAAAAAAATACTTGATGAAGCTATGGTAAGTTATGTAAATCACGGCGGTAGTACATACAATATGAATTGTGTTCTGAAGGAGTATGTTTTTTCCTACGACAATGAGTCTATGGCAGACGATCACAAGAAACACTTATCAGATAAAGCAGTACAAGCTATCTTAAAAAAAGAAACGCTGCCTAAGGGCATTAGATTAGAAAAGTGCATATGGCACAGGAAGGATTGATATATGAGAAATCCGATAGAAACAATTAAGAATTTTTTTAGTAAAGGAGCAACTATGAACACAGAAAAAGTAGACTGGTTTAGAGATGAGATAAAAAAGACACGCTACAGGGATAGGATTAGTCGAGTTGAGGACATTGACGATTATCTGAGACGAAATCACAAGGTTTTACAGATTCCCTCTTTCCAGTATAAAGAGCATACATTTGAGCCTACCAGATTAGTTCTTCAGACGTTGCGGAGTATCATTAAATTTCATTCAAGCTATATTTGTGGTTCACCTGTCTCTATTACAGGAGATAAGGAGTTCGTATCTTTGTTGAACACCATTTATAAAAGAGGTGGTTACGCAAAAACTGACTTGGAAATAGCGAAAGACCTGATTACATACGGCGATACATTTGAATATGTTTATCTGGATGGAGATAAGATTAAGTCAAAGTTGATCAGAAATAAAGACTCTTATCCCCTGTATGATTCTTTTGGAAATTATACCCATTTTGTAGAATACTGGAAAGATGAAGATAGTAGAGCAGATCATTATGTTGTGTATTATCCAGAGAAAGTGGAAATTTATGAGAATAGCACACTGATTGACACTAAACCAAACCTTACAGGACTTCCCATCTGGTACAGTGCTATGGATAAGGCAAAGTATGACAAGTTTGGTGATCCGTTCCCTCTTGATCTTATGGGAATCATGGATACAATTGAGTCACTATTATCGAAGCTGGATACGGCAGTGCTTACACTATCGTTATCCCCTATCGGTATTATCTCAGGTCAAAGATTTGATAGCAGTATACCACGGGACATGGTTGGTGCAGTTCTCAACATTGAAGAAAGTGGAAGTTTTAGCTGGGCGAATGCTCAGATGGATAAAGAGTCAATTAAACTGGAACTGGATTATGTGATTCAACAGTTTTATGCTATCGCTTGTGTGCCTTCAAGTATCATGGGACAGAGTAATGTTGCGAATGTTTCGGAAACATCTATCACCATGCTCTACCAACAGTGCGATAACTTTGCAAGACAGTATATTGCATCAATGAAAGAAGGTTTTGAGAAACGACTTGAATATATCCGAAAACTGATGGAATATAATGGACAAACTGTATCTGATGAAGTGTTTGACAGTGTAAACTTCTCCTTTAATGTTGCAAGACCTGTAGATAATGCAGCCGATATGGAGAATATGCAAATTCAATACAACTGTGGTGCTATCTCTAAGCAGACCATTATTGACAGATCACCTTATACTACTGATACTGCACTGGAACTGAAGCGTATCGAGGATGAAGCAAAGGTTAATGGTGAGTCTGAAGAAGAGACAGATGATCCACTGGAAATTGTGACAAGTTCCAAAACTGAAGAAGTAATAATTGACGATAAGGCAGATTAACCCTTTATTTATTTGATGGAGTAACAAAATGTTACCCCATATTTTTTTGAGAAAACATAGAAAGTGAGGATCAGAATTATATGTATCCATGTTATCAGTTAATTCAAATAGTAGAGCTGCCGGAAAATGGCGGTAATAAGTATGCAGTAAGATTCCTGGCACAGATGGAGTATTTTGATTATGATTTCATGTGCAAGAATGCCCTGAAGGAATTTTTGTTTACAAATAAATATGACAGCGGAGAATATCTTATCATCCGTGATAATGAAGAGTATGGAGATGTTTATGTAACCGAAGCAGTTTGTATCTATCGGTGTAAGGACAAAGGAAGTTATGTTGATTTCAAAATCGCCGGTGAAGAGTGGAAGAATCTGGTAAAAGAAGTTCTGGAAAAGTCCCCTATTATCAAACCATCCCTTCAGATTCAGACGATGCACAAATTATCAGTGCCAAAGATTATACCAGAATAAATATATGTGGGTATCGGTGAACTGCCGGTACCCTGATTATATTCAGATACGATTCCATCATGCAGTTTTTCATGGCTTTGTCATGCCAGACCTCATTCTTCATGTATGGTGGGATCATATGTGGATATAATAAAAGGGAGACACGAATTTGCGTCCCCCTTACACTTGACTTTTTACGGTCAAATGTTATAATCAAGTTAGAAAAGCAATCAAGAGATTTTGACGTGTCTAATGGTTGCTTCTTTCCGAATAAACAAGTTATAAGGTTACAAAGCAAAACAACACGGGCTATCCCCTACGGCAATAGGGAATAGCCTTTTTGCTATTTGCGGTGGTTATCTAAATAGGTCAATGCCGTAAAGATAACCAATAAAAGTGTCAATACTTCCATTGTATTCATGGCATTACCCCCTTTCCGTTTCTGGAAAGGTACAACCACCAGAC